AACAACTTTTGATACAACAATTGATGGTGCAGCAGATAATATTTTTCATGAAACATTATCCGGTGCAGCCGATGATAATACATTAACAACTGGTGAGCTTATTGCTGGTTACGATATGTTTGCAGATGCTGAAACTGTTGAAGTTTCATTAATCATGAATGGTGATGTTAAAGCTGGTGCTGATGCAACAACTGTTGCTAATCATATTATTGCTTTAGCTGAATCACGTAAAGATTGTGTTGCGTTTGTTTCGCCTCCAATTGCTGCTTCTGTTAATAATACAACTCCTGTTACAGATATTAAGACTTGGAGAGATTCACTTACTTCATCATCTTATGCGTTTGCTGACTCAGGTGCTTTATATGTGTACGACAAGTACAATGATAAGTATCGTTGGTTAGCTGCTTCTGGTTCTATGGCTGGTTTATCTGCTAATGCTGATATGGTTGCTGATGCTTGGTTTAGTCCTGCTGGTTTCACACGTGGTAACCTACGTAATGTAACTAAGCTTGCATTCAATCCTAAGCAAGTAGACAGAGATGATTTATACAAAGTAGGTATTAACCCTATCGTTGCCTTCCCTGGTGCTGGTACATTGTTATACGGTGATAAGACATTACAGTATAAAGCTTCTGCATTTGATAGAATCAACGTACGTAGATTATTCATTACTCTTGAAAAGGCTATTTCAAAAGCTTCTAAAGCGTCTTTATTCGAATTCAATGATGAATTCACTAGAGCTCAATTTAGAAATATGACTGAACCATTCTTAAGGGATATCAAGGGACGTAGAGGAATTACAGACTTTAAAGTAGTTTGTGATGATACTAATAATACTGGTAACGTAATCGATACTAATCGATTTGTTGCAGATATTTATATCAAGCCTGCACGTTCAATTAATTTTATTACATTAAACTTCATCGCTACAAGAACTGGTGTTGAATTTAGTGAAATCGCTGGAGGTAATTAATCATGGCTATTTTAGGTGTAGACGATTTTAAAGCAAAACTAACCGGTGGCGGTGCAAGAGCTAATTTATTCAAGGCAACTTTAGGTTTCCCTGCATATGTTACTTCTGATGTATCGCTAGCATCATTTATGGTTAAAGCAGCTCAACTTCCATCATCAGTAATTAGTCCAATCATGGTTCCTTTCCGTGGTAGACAATTACAGATTGCTGGTGACAGAACTTTTGAACCTTGGACAATTACTATCATTAATGATACAAACTTCTCGGTTCGTGATTCTTTTGAACAATGGATGAATGGTATTAACCAACATAACAACAACACTGGTTTAACTAACCCTAATGATTACATGTCAGACATGATCATTGATCAGTTAGATAAAGATGGTACTGTTGTTAAAGGTTATAACATCAGAGGTTGTTTTCCAACTAATCTTGGAGCAATTGAAGTATCTTACGATACTGAAAATACGATTGAAGAGTTCACTGTTGAACTACAAGTACAATATTGGGAAAGCAATAAAACTACTTAATCAATAAACTAAAGGGGTCTTCTTCGGAAGGCTCTTTTATAAAGGTTATAAATAACTATAGTCTTTATAAAAGAGCACCAACAATATAATTATGGCAGAAGAGAACAAATTATTCGGATTTTCTTTCAAAAGAAAGAAATCAGTAGAAAAAGTTAAAGCAAAATCATTCGTTCAAGATAACGAGGATGGTGCGTATCAAATATCTCCATCAGGTGGTTACTTTGGTCAGTACATTGATATTTCAGGTGATCAATTCCAGAATGATGCAGATCTTATATACAAGTATAGACAGATCTCGGTTTACCCTGAGATTGATGCTGCTGTTGAAGATATTACTAATGAAGCTATTACGGTATCGGATGATAACAAAATAGTATCATTAAACCTTGATGACTTAGAACAACCAGATAACATTAAGAAATTAATACATGAAGAGTTTGAAGCGGTTCTTAGAATCCTTGATTTTTCATCTAATGGTTATGACTTATTCAGGCGTTGGTATATTGATGGTCGTTTATTCTATCATGTGGTGATTGGTGATAAAGAAGGTACTGGTATTGTAGACCTTAAGCTCATTGACCCTACTAAAATCCGCAAGATTAAAGAGATTGAAAAGGTTATTGATCCTCAAACTAAAGCAGAATTAGTTAGAGAGGTTGGTGAATACTACCTATACCAAGAGCAAGAACATGTTACAAACTCTGAAGGTCTTAAAATATCAACAGATGCTATCATTCAAATCAACTCAGGTTTATTAAATGATACACGTGATAAGGTAATTGGTTACCTCCACAAAGCTTTAAAGCCAATGAATCAGTTATCTATGATGGAAGATTCATTAGTTATTTACAGAGTAAGTAGAGCACCTGAACGCCGTATATTCTATATTGATGTTGGTAATTTACCTAAGGGTAAAGCCGAAGAGTACTTGAATAATACAATGAATAAGTATCGTAATAAAGTTGTATACGATGCGGAGACTGGTGCTATTAAAGATGAGAAGGCTCATCGTTCAGTCATGGAAGACTTCTGGTTACCTCGTCGTGAAGGCGGTAGAGGTACAGAGATTGATACTCTTCCTGGTGGTCAAAACCTAGGTGAGATTGATGATATTATGTACTTCCAAAAGAAATTATATAAAGCATTAAATGTACCGGCCTCTAGATTAGAAGCTGACACTACATTTAATATTGGTAGATCATCTGAAGTTACTAGAGACGAGCTTAAGTTCCAGAAGTTTATTGATCGTGTTCGTACTAGATTTGCTGGCTTATTCTTAGAGGTTCTTAAGAGACAATTGATTCTTAAGAAGATTATTGTACCAAGCGATTGGAGAACTATTAAGCATGAGATAGCCGTTGAATATGAACGTGATAACTATTATGCTGAACTTAAAGAATCAGAGATACTTAAAGAAAGATTAGATAGTCTATCAATGATGGACGAATATGTCGGTGTTTACTTCTCCCAAGAATGGGTTAAGAAGAAGATTCTTAATATGAATGATAAAGACATTGAAGAGATGCAGAAGCAAATGGATTCAGAAGGCGATCAAGATATTGATGCCGATTTAATGGATTAGAAACATAAATTTATATAAATATATTATACAAGAGGAATAAATAATGGATATTAAAGATTTAATTGATGACATTGGTAAAGGTGATGCCCAAGCATCTAATAACACATTTAATAGTATTGTGTTAAGCAAGATGAATGTGGCTTTAGATGCTCGTAAAGAGGTAATCGCTAATGACATGTATGGTTCTAATGAGCCAATTAACACAGAGGAACCTAAGGCAGATGCTAACATTTAAACAATCATTTAATACTTTATTAGAAAGTAAAATGAAATTGCCTAAGGGCGAGACTATAGTAAAGGAGATTAGCAAGCTTGGCAAGAGCAAAGATGTTAATGCTCTTATTACTGGTAAGGCCAACAAGTTTATTCTATACGTAGATGAAACTAAACTAGATACTTTTAAATCAGTTAAAGATGCTGAAAAAGGTCTTAAAGAATTTTTAAAGGTAATGGGAGTATAACATGAATTTACATGAAGCTAGTATAGATCTATTAGAAGGTAAAGCAGAAGGTCAAATAATTAGTAAAATGCTTACTATGACTAAGGCTTTAATGAAAGAAGTAGATAAGTTATCTAAAATTGATAATGGTGATTTGCATGATCAAATTACTAATATGGATCATTTTACTACAAAATTACGTGATACAATTTTAAGAGCAAATAAGGTAAACCCTAAGTAATGAATATTAACGAAGCATACACCAGTATTAATGCTGTTGTGTTAAACGAGAAGTTTGACGAGAGGAAAGCTGAGGTAACACTTAAAGACTTGAAAATGGTATATGGTCAAGCTAAAATGATTGGTGCTAGTAAGGCTGCACAAGACGAATTAAAGAGAGTTTACTCAAGATTAGTGAGTGATTGGTTTGGTCATAATGAAGCTGGGAAACGTAAAATACCAACGGAGTTAAAATAATATGAAGTTAATAGCAGAATATACAAATGAAGGTTTAGGTTACTCGATTACCGAAGGAAAGAATGGTAAGAAAGAAACTTATATCGAAGGTATCTTTATGCAGGCAGAAGGCAAGAATAGAAATGGACGAGTTTATACTCGCGAAGTTCTTACGTCTGCCGTGGATAGATACAACAATGAACAAGTAATGACCGGTAGAGCCGTAGGTGAATTAAATCACCCAGAAGGCCCTTCGATCAACTTAGATAAAGTTAGTCACAGAATTACAGAACTTAAATGGGACGGTAATAATGTGATTGGTAAAGCACTAGTGTTAGATACTCCAATGGGTCAGATCGTAAAAGGTTTGGTCGAAGGTGGTGTTCAACTTGGTGTTTCAAGTCGTGGTATGGGAAGTTTGGAAAATAGAAATGGTGTTAGCTATGTGAAAGATGATTTTATGCTTTCAACTGTTGACATCGTGCAGGATCCATCAGCACCTAATGCATTTGTAAATGGCATTATGGAAGGTGTTGATTGGAAAATGGATGGCACAGGTCATTATATCCAAACAATTGAAGAAGGTGAGACTGAAATGATGGAAACAGTAACAGAAGAAGTGGTGGATAACACTGCATCTGAAGTTACTGGATTTGAGCATTTCCTCTCTAAACTATAACTCTAACAGGAGTAAATAATATGTCAGAAGAAATTAAAGACATCGCTGAAGAGGTTATTGTTGAGGAAACTAATACAGAAGTAGAAGCTCCCTTAACAGAAGCTCGTACGATCTCTGCAATTAATGCATCTTTACAAGAAATGAATAAAGATGAATTGGATGCAATCTTCGAAGCTGCTGAAAAAGCTAAAGCGAAAGCTAAAGTTGAATCAGAAGATGACGAAGAAGATGATGAAGGTGATGAAGAAGAAGGCGAAGTAGAGAACGAAAAGAAAGAAGCTAAATCTAAGAAAGAGTCTAAGAAAGACAAATTCAAAGAAGACGTTGATGCATTAGTTAAAGGCGAAGAGTCTTTATCTGAAGGCTTCAAAGAAAAGGCTGCTACTATTTTCGAAGCTGCTTTACATACAAAAGTTGCAACTAAAACTGTTGAATTAGAAGAGCGTTATGCATCTGATTTGTCAGAAGAAGTTAATGCTATTAAAGAAGATTTAGTAGACAAGGTAGATGGTTACCTTAACTACGTAGTTGAGAACTGGGTTAAAGAGAATGAAGTTGCTATTGAGCATGGTCTTAAATCTGAAATCACTGAATCATTCATCAATGCTATGCACGGTGTGTTTACTGAGCATTACATCAATGTACCAGAAGATAAAGTTGAAATAGTTGACGCTTTAACTGAAGAAGTAACTGATGCTAAGGATCAATTGAATGCAAGTCAAGAAGCTAACATGGAATTATCAGAGAAAGTTAAAGCTTTCGAACGTAATGAAATTGTTACTGAAGCATGTGAAGGTCTTGCTGCTACAGAAGCTGCTAAACTTAAAGAATTAACTGAAGCAGTAACTGCTGAAGATAATGCTGAGTTTGCATCTAAAGTTGCAACAATTAAAGAGTCTTACCTTAACAAAGACGACACGGAAGTAAAAGCTGAGAATGATATCGATGCAATTACCGAAAACACTAAAGAAGAAACACAAGTTACTGGCGCTATGGCTTCATACCTTGATGCAATTCAACACGCAAAACAATTCTAATATAGGAGAATATAAATGGAATTAAATACACAAAACTTACAAGAGAAGTGGGCACCAGTTTTAGAAGCTACTGATGCTGGAACAATTACAGACGCGCACAAACGTGCTGTAACTGCGGTAATTCTTGAAAACCAAGAAAAAGCACTTAACGAAACTCGCATGGCTGCTGGCGGTACTGATGCAACTGGTGGAATCGATAACTGGGATCCAGTAATGATCTCATTAGTTAGACGTGCTACGCCTAACTTACTAGCATTTGATATTGCTGGTGTTCAACCAATGACTGGTCCTACTGGATTAATCTTTGCTATGAAGGCTAACTACTCAGACGGTACTTCTGGAGCAGACGGTATTTCAGGTACTGCTGATGACGTTGCACCAACTGAAGCATTGTTCGGTGAAGCTGATGATTCATTCTCAGGTACTGGTTCTGCTGGCACTGGTTCTGGTATGGCTACTGCTGATGCTGAAAGCGATGCTAACTGGAACGAAATGGGTTTCTCTATTGAGAAGTCTATGGTTGAAGCTAAGTCTCGTCAATTACGTGCTCAATACACAATGGAATTAGCTCAAGACCTTAAAGCTGTACACGGTCTTAATGCTGAAACTGAATTGGCTAACATCCTTTCATCTGAAATTCTTGGTGAAATCAACCGTGAAATGATTCATACTATCAACACTCAAGCTGTTGCAGGTACTGCATTTGACGCTACTCCAGTTTCAGGTTCTTCTAAAGGACGTTGGGAAGTTGAAGTATATAAAGCTCTTATCACTAAGATGGAAATCGAAGCTTCAGAAATTGCTAAAGCAACTCGACGTGGTAAAGGTAACTTTGCTATCATCTCTTCTGGCGTAGCAGCTGCATTAAATGCAACTGGTTCAGTTCAGTATGGTAACACTGCTAGTACTGCTCTTGCAGACGTAACTGGTAACTTGTTCCTTGGTACTTTAAACGGTGGCATGAAACTTTATGTAGACCCATTCAATGCTGGTGACTATGTAACAGTTGGTTATAAAGGTGCTAACTCTTATGATGCAGGTATCTTCTACTGTCCGTACGTTCCGTTATCAATGATGAAGACAATTGGCGATAATGACTTCCAACCTAAGATTGGTTTCAAAACTCGTTATGGTATGACTAACAACCCGTTCACTTCAAGTGCTGCTGGTGCAAACGTTTACTACCGTCGTTTCAACGTTACTAACCTGTAAATTATAGGTTAGTTTCTTAGGAAACAATAAGAAGGACTCGAAAGAGTCCTTTTTTTTCGTATAAATATAATTATGCCAAATTATTTAAACCCCACCTCATTCGTTTTACAGCTAGATAGTGTAACATACCCTACAGCTGAGTTTACAATTCAAACTATGGTTCTCCCCGACGTATCAGTCGCAGGAGCTCCTTTCGCAACACCTTCACGTAATATTACTATTGCCTCTGATAAAATAGAGTACGGAGATTTTGAGTGTACTTTCCTTGTTGACGAAGACTTAATCAATTATCAAGAAATATATGATTGGTTATATAATCAAGTTGATAACCCGCACTCATCATCTAATGTAAGAGATTTAACTCTTAACATTATGAATAGTGCTAATAATCTTACTAAACAAATNAGATTCATTGATGCAAAGCCAGTGAATCTATCATCTTTACCATTCGATATTACTACTGTGGATGTAGAATATCTCACCGCCGCAGTATCATTTAATTACTCATATTTCGAAATAGTATAATATGTCATGTCACTCTAAGTGGTGTTCATGGATAACAGCTATGTCTCAACTAGTAGTGGCTTCTGTTATTGTATATGCAGGTCTTGTAGTTGGTTCTCACATGGAATCTTGGACCAAATCATTTAAAC